GAATAATGTGAATAAGTATTAGGTACTTGTTCATCATTCCATATACCAAAGTATTCTGTAAAAGGTGATATGTATCTTTGATCAAATAAAAATCCAGCAACTTTTCTTTTATTTAAAAAGTATTTGTAAACAAACTCTGCTAACTCTGGTGAAATAGCTTTTTTTAATACTGTATATTTATTTTTTTTAAACGACATTTAATACTCCTTTTGGTATTGCTTGGCAGTTCCAATGTATAAATCTAAATGGACTATATCCCATATCTACAATGTACTGATGAGGTAAATATGATGGAAAAAACATCATTCTACCTGGTTTAACTTGGTAATTAATTTGTGAAGATGCGTAAGTTACTTTTGTCTTATCTTTTTCTGGTAACAAATTCATAACATTGCCTGGTCTTGGATCTTCAAACATTGGCAATGATGTAGACTCATCTGCTTTTAAAAAATAAAAACCAGATATATGACCATTCCAATGTGTATGTAATGTGTGGTGTCCACCACCTTTTTTAGCAAACTCTTGTACCCATAATTCTGTAGTAAATACTTGATAATTAGTTAAATCAAAACCCATCTCACCTAATAAATTATGTGCAGTTGCACCTATATAATTTTGTAATTCTAAAAAATTAGGATCACCTATTAATGATGTAGAATGAAATACATGACCCATATCACCTTTGTCACCAAACTTTTTATTACGTTTATCAATAGTTGGTTTTAAATTTTTTTTTGATGCTTCAATATATGAATCTGATGCTTTGTTTAAACTATCTACAAATTTTGGTGCATCTGCAAACCATATAGGACATTTAAAAAATTCTTCTAGTTGTAATTTTTGAGGATAACTTACAACTTCTTTTTTTATTTTTTGTTTTCTAATTTTAACTTTTTTCTTTTTCATATTTTTCCTTTATTTAAATGGCCATCCTAAATTCCAGATAACCAAACTTTTTCTTTCCCCACTTTTTACTGGACACACTCTATGCCATACAAAAGAAGGAAATACAACTAAAGACCCTTTAGGTAATATTTCTTTACATTTACGTATGTTAGGTTTTTTATCAGGATCAAGATTTCTAAAATCAAACTCCAGTTCACCACCTTTATATTCTTTAGGATCAGAAAGAGTTACTGTGACAGAAAGTTTTCTTATTTTACCATTACTAGGATCCTGAGGATTATCTTGTCTAAAATAAGGTTTATCCCAACTATCACAATGCCAATCATAATATTGTCCTTTTACATATTTTGTAAACTGACAAGACTCACTAAAGTCCCATTGAAAATTCCAACCCGCATTTGCATTTGCTTGATGAATATAAGGTTGTATTTCTTTGTAGATCCATCTATCATTCATCCAAACAATATTAGAATCTCTTTTCTTTTTTAAATCTTTAATTTGTTTTTGATTTAATTTTTTTCCACCACCATAACCACCAGTTACTGCCATTTGATCTTGTAAAGATTTTCCGTATTTAGCAATATCATCACAAATTCTATGCGGAACTGCTGATTGAAAGTACCAGTAATAATTAGTTAAGTTCATATATCTTTATAAACTTAATATAACATCCCTTATGATATTGTCAATGTTCCTGAAACTGTAAAGGTTGCTATTTTGTCTCCGCCAGGGTGAGTTGCAGTTGCGTTTGTACCAGGAGTGACTGCAAATGTTAAAGCACTTGGTCCTCTAACTACAACAACTCCAGAACCTCCGTCTCCAGCTGCTGCTGACCAACCACCACCACCGCCACCACCAGTGTTTACAGTACCATCAGTTCCACCTCCAGGCGCACCACCTCCACCACCACCTGGACCACCACCTGCACCACTGCTTGGTCCTGTTCCACCACCACCACCTGCGAAAGTAGTTACAGAAAAAGGTGTTCCACCACAGTTAATTAAATTAGGTGCACCAGCTCCACCAGATCCACCGCTACCACCAGGTCCATTAGATCCGGATGCTGTTGCTCCACCACCTCCACCAGAACCATTAGGTGAGCTTGCAGTTCCACCAGAATTTCCTTGTGGTGGACTAACTGGAGGAGTGTTTCCTGCTCCAACTCTATTAGCGTGAACATTACTTTCTCCACCTCCTGACCCACCATCTCTATTAGTAATTGAGCCAGGGGATTTATTAGGTGCACCACCTCCTGCACCACCAGCTGATCCAGTGATCATATCAACACCTTCAACTCCACCTGGATTTAAAATACTATCATTACCTTTAGCGTCAGGACCTCCTCCAGCACCAACAGTAATGTTTGTAGTGAATCCTGTTGGAGATTTATTTAATGATATTCCTCCAGGAAATTGTAATGGACTTGGTCCAAAACCAGCAGCACGATAACCACCGGCACCACCGCCACCTCCACCACCGCCGCCGGCACCACCACCAACAACTAAAAATCTAATTCCTGGAACACCTACTATAATAGTTCCATCTGGCCAAGTTCCACCTTGTTGTGCTTGAAATTGACTTTGCATTGACCACACACCACTTGCTTTGTTTAATTGTTTTACTGCTACAATTCCTGATCCACCATTATTTCCACTACAACAATTTGCTCCTGTTCCACCGCCACCACCACCGCCAGTGTTTGCAGTACCTGCTGTTGCTTTAGCTCCAGCATCTCCCTGTGAACCAGCTCCACCACCACCTGAACCACCTGATCCAGCAGTTCCAGAAGCTCCACCACCTCCACCACCAGCATACGTACATCCTGTTGCTCCAGATACTTTTCCAACTCCACCAGCTCCACCTACTGTACCAGAAGGCGCAGTGCTTCCTGCAGCTCCAGCTCCACCGCCACCACCAGAAGCAGCACAAGGTAGTCCAGCACCACCAGGATTTCCTTGACATGTAGTTCCAGATCCTCCAGCTCTTGGAGTTGCATTTGATCCACCACCACCAGAACCTCCGTCTTGTCCTGCTGTAATAGATCCTGGAGGTTGATTTGGAGCTGTTGCTCCTGAACCACCACCTCCACCACCTGATGCAGTGTAAGTTGTTCCACAAATTACTAAACTTGAATTTGATCCTTCATCACCTTGATCAACATTATATTTTCCAAAAGCTCCACCAGCACCAATTACTACTGCTCCTAAAGCAGTATTTCCTGAAGTAGGAATTTCTTGACAAATCATTCCTCCAGCACCACCTCCACCACCTCTGTCAGATCCACCACCTCCACCACCAGCAACAATCGTTGCTTGTACTAATCTTGTCCCTGGTTGAGTTGTAACTATACTAGGTGTGTTTGATGTTTTAGTTGTAGTAAGATTTTTTCCAAACGAAGTATTATTCGTTTTTCCAATTACTCCACCATTTGATGTTCCGCCGCCTCTAGGCATTTAAGTGTCCTCCTATTCGGACACCCAAGCTGTGCCATTCCAATTATATTTGGTAGGTGTTTCCGATTCGTCGTTTGCGTTAATTGCTTCCCAACCTGTTGTGTTGTCAGCTTGATATTTTGTATCGTTCCAAGAAATAAAATATTTAACATCGCCTTCTTCTGTAACTGTTGGATAAGTTATAGGTGCTTGCCAATCGTCATTATCATCTAATGACCATGAAGCATGAGGTTGTTGTGCTAAAAATTTATTTTTTACAGGATCATAAACCATTCCAATTCCTGCATATTGTTTTCTAAAATTATTGTTGTAAGAAGTTTGTTTCCAAATTCCACCGTTAAAAAAATTAATACACCATGTTTCTCCATCAACATGCATGTCTGAAGGAACGCAATCGTTTCCTACAACTACAACTCTTTGTACTACTTGATGTGAATCTGACGTAAATCCAGTAGGATCTGTCATTGCTTTTAATTCTGCGAAATGTGCCATATTTTTACTCCTTAAAAATTATATTTATATTTTAATCTTAACTAATTGTCAATGTACCAGTTACAGTAAATCTTGCTACTTTACAGCCTCCAGCAGGTGCTGGTAAAGTTGTTACGGTATTAGTTCCTGGTGCCGCTGAAATAGATGTTGATCCAGGTGCTCTTAATATAACAACTCCTGTACCTCCTGCTCCTCCAGTTCTTATTCCAGAAGGTTGATTTCCACAACCACCTCCACCGCCACCACCACCAGTAGCAGCTGTTCCAGCTGTTCCATTAGTTGAAGGATTACACCCTCCTGCACCACCACTTGTTCCACCAGCGGGACTTGTTCCTCCAGATGTAGGCTGGCATAAAATAGCACCAGCACCTCCACCACCTGCGTATGATACTGCAGTTCCGGTAATTGCATTAGGAGCACCAGCTCCGCCATCTCCTGAATTGACTGAAGGACCACCACCATCACCTCCTTTAGCAGTTGCTCCACCGCCGCCACCAGCTCCATTACTACTACCTGGTCCACCGCCTCTACCACCTGGAAATCCTTGAACTGGATCAGTTGGTCTAACATTTCCAGCTGGTTCGCATCCGGGTGAGGTATTACCGTCATTAGAGCTTCCTCCACCTGATCCTCCTGCAAATCCTACAGTAGGTCCAGTATTAGCAGAACCACCACCGCCACCACCATCTGTAAATATATATCCAGCAGATGATCCTGTTCCTGTTGCTCCTCTTCCATGAGAAGTACCACCAGCTCCGCCACTACCAATTGTAATTGCATGTGGTCCTGGTTGTAATTTTAATTTTGTTCCGCCTGGAAAAGAGGTTCTATAACCACCGGCTCCACCACCACCAGCGTAGTTAGATCCACCACCTCCACCGCCTGCTACTACTAAATAATCAAATTCTGTACCACCATCAGCTGAATCTAAAATATTTAAATTTGATGATGCTTTAAATTCTGCAACCATAGTTGAACCATCAGGAGATGTAACTGGAGCACATACACTACATGTTGTAAATATAACTCCTGCACTTGAAGGTGCTCTTGCAATTACGATACCTGAACCACCTGTTCCACCAGTTGTTTGTGTTGGTCCTGCTCCACCTTGAATAGAGTTTCCTCCTCCACCACCTCCAGTGTTTGCAGTTCCAGCGGTTCCTGAATTAGCTCCTGGTGCACCTCCTGCACCTCCGCCACCAGCTCCACCAGCTCCTGGTCCTGGATTATTTGGATGAGGTCCACCACCTCCACCACCAGCGTATGTTGTTGCTGCTCCTGTAATTGCATTTGGTGCTCCTGCACCTCCACATCCGTCACTACTTCCACCAGCGGTTCCTGCAGCAGTTGCTCCACCACCACCTCCAGCATGAAATCCTGAACTTCCTGGGTTAGCTCCACCAGTGTTTCCTTGAGGAGGACTTACAGGAGGTGTATTACCAGCTCCTCCAGCTCCACCTGTTCCACCAGTACCAGCACCACCACCAGAAGCTCCAGCAGCACCAGCGGCATCTATACCAGATCCACCACCACCACCATTAGATGTTATTGTTGAAAATATTGAATTACTTCCTGTTGTTCCTACATTACCTGGTTGACAAGTAGCTCCTGTTCCACCGGCACCACCAGCTCCAATTGTTACTGCGTATGTTCCTAAACCTAAACTTTGATTTGATCCTTGAAGTGGACTTGGGCCAAAACCTGATGCACGATAACCACCGGCTCCACCTCCACCACCACCTTGAGTTCCAGCACTACCTGGGTGAACAGCTTGTCCACCACCTCCGCCACCACCGACTACTAAATAATCTACTGATACTGATCTTGTTATCCAATTACCATCTTTAACTTGATCAAATACTGTATTCATATTCCAAACACCTGACGCGCATTTAGGTGTTGTTTCTTTTACAATTACTACACCTGAACCACCAGCTGCTCCATTTTTTGTTGCATCTGGACTACAATTTCCACCACCGCCACCACCACCGCCAGTGTTGGCTGTTCCAGCAACAGCGTTAGCAGGTGCAGGGGGGTTATTTCCAGTCGCTCCAGTACCACCTCCACCAGGTCCTCCAGCTCCTCCAGAACCAGTTTTAGCACCTCCACCACCGCCTCCAGCATAAACTACACAAGATCCTGTAATATCATTTGTTGTTCCAGCACCACCAGCTCCGCCATTTCCAGCAGGACTTGCAGCATTACTTCCTGTAGCTCCAGCTCCGCCACCACCACCGCCACCACCATCAGTTACAACACCAGCTCCACCATTATTTCCTTGAGGAGGACTAACAGTAGGTGTGTTTCCTGCTCCACCAGGATTTGGAGATCCTGGAGCATGGCCACCGCCACCTCCACCAGATCCTCCAGCTACACCATTTCCAGTAAAATTTCCACCTCCTCCACCACCAGCAGATGTAATTCCTAAAAATACTGAATTATTACCAGATCCTCCCGTACAACTGCTTGGATGTGTTCTTCCAGAACCACCAGCTCCTACTGTTACTGTTATTGGACTACTAGGTAAACTAACACAAGTAGCTGTTCTATAACCACCACCACCTCCAGCTCCAGCTTGTGTAGAAGAACCACCACCTCCTCCTCCAACTACTAATATCTCTGGTGCAGTTGATGTACAGTTTTTTTTTTGAAATGTTCCTGAACCTGTAAAAGTTTCAGTTCTTGTACTAGGTGTATTAATGACTTTGTTAGGTCCAATTATTCCGCCATTGCCAGCCATAATTTAAACCTCCTATGCGTCGTTTAATACTTCATACGATAAGAATAAATCTAAGTCTCCTGAAGCACTTGCTCCACCTTTTAAAATATCACCTTCCATAAGATAGATAGGTGTATCGACCAATACTAACGTTGCGTCAGCTGGGACCGAAACTGTTTTTGCTAAATAGACTGTTGAAGCACCTGTTGCACTAATTCCTGTTGCACCATTGCCCATCCCGTCAACAAATAAATTTACATCTGCTGCATTTGTTCCATCAACATTTGCTACTGTAATTCTATTTACTTTTACAATAACATCTGCTGCAACTGTTAATAAAGTTGCTGTTAAAGTGTTTGATAAATTAAAACCAAGATTACCACCATTAATTGTTGCTACATTTACTATATTTGGGTTTGCCATAATTTAATCCTTTTATCCAAAAACAATTGCCATTGCAATCGCTTTTCCTGTTGTTATACCGAAAGATGATGTTGATGTAAACCCTAAAGTTCCAGCCCCATCTGTTGTTACTAAAGCTTGAGAAGCAGAGCCTACGGCTGCTGGTAATGTTAATGTATAAGAACCACTGACTGTTGCCGGTGCATCTATACCTACAAATGCTGAATTATCAGCATCTAAGAATTTTAATGGGTTATTATTAGCTAGAGAAATCTCTGAAGATGTAGCCATAATATCTACAATATCTGGGTTTGTTCCATCATTAGCTGTAGCATAAACAATTTTAGTTCCTTTGTCTGTAGCTGCCCATGTTACAGTATCACCTGAACCTGAAACATATTTAAATTGTACTGTATAAGAACCAGAAGTTGAATTTTTAATAATATAAAACGTTTGTACATCAAGAGGTATTGTTACTACTCTAGCTCCAGAAATAGATCCTGTAAGTTCTATTATTCTGTGTGCAAGAGTTGCTCCAGTTGATCCATCAGAAACTGCAAGAGCGGTAGGGGTTCCTGAATCAGTAATAGCTTGAGTTGTATAACCACCTGTTAATTGTTCAACAATATTTAAATTAGTATTTGTTTTTGTTCCCCATGTACCAGCGTTTTCACCGGTTGCCATTAGTTCAACACCAAGAGGTGTGTAAGTTGAAGCCATAATTTTTTTCTCCTAAACTACGTGAGTTATGTCTGTATACGATGTATTTCCTACTACGTCAACATCAGAATAACTTGCGCCATTTGTTTTATTAACAGCAGTATAACTTGTATTTCCAATAATATCAATATCTTGATATCCTAGGGCTATTAATTCACCGACCGTAGAAGTTGCTACCTGTCCTAGACCCACTAGACTAGCATTAGATACTTGAACTGTGGTCAAAGTTCCTAAAGATGTCGAAGCTGATTGACCTGCTAATAATGCTGGAGTTATATTATCTATGGTTAAAGAACCTATAGCGGTTGTCGCAGAAACACCTGTTACATCTATAACAGGATTAGATGAAATTGTAATCTCACCAACACTTGTTTGAGCAGCAGATGGAGCAGTTATACCTATTACATCTGCAGGAGATATACTTCCTACCGCACTTGTGGCTGATTGACCTGATAAACCAACTGAATGATCATCTACAGATAATAATCCTGGACTTGATGTTAAACTTAATGCAGGTAATGTAAGTGTGTGATTAGAAAACGCAGTTAAACTTCCTACTGCACTTGTAGTTGATAAAGCAGGTAAACCTACAACATCGGCTGCCGTAAGCACTCCAACACTTGATGTTAAAGAAAATGCTGGTAATGTTTCATTAGCCGCTTCAACAGAACCCCAACCATTTTGTCCCCACTTAAGTGTACCCCAACCAGGTTTTACTTCTGCTGTTAATGCTCCTAAAGATGTTGATGCTGATAAACCAGAAAGTACAGCGATTGGTGATTCACCCCAACTGTTAATACCCCAAGCATCTCTACCCCAACCTTGTTCAATTAAAGTAGAATCATTCCAACCAGCTTGTCCCCAACTATATCGACCATATCCTGAAGTAGCGCCTGTGTATGACAGGTCTCCTAAAGATGAAGTAGAAGAAAGACCCGTTACTGTGAGTGTAACGTCAGCCATTTTTTACTCCTATGCTATTTGAACGATTGCGTTTC